AGTTCGAATCTCACCGCTTCCGCCAGCTATTGGCACTTGTCTTTAGACGTGCTAGCAGTTCACTGTCGGGCTCTGCCTCAAGGGCCGCGACTGCAATCCAGTGTTCTGGATTCTCTCCTAATTTGATAGCAAGGTTTCCAGCAAGGACGGGGCTTAAACGCCCGCGCTTCTTTGCGATGGACAACGCCGACTCAGTCAAATTCAACTCCCGGGCCCAGGCTGACGCGCGCTGTTTTTGCAGCGCTTGATCCAGTAATTGCATCGTGTTCGGCATGGTTTACCCCTTCGGTTAACTATGGATTATGCACACCCTGTTAAGAAAATGCTTGACGGGTTGTTAAGTTTCTATCTACATTCGAGCCACTTAACGCCCCGTTAAGTCACTTACATGGCTCGAACACATGCAACAGAAAAAACCAATTCAAGGCCAATCCGGCGCGGCGATGGTTCATTCCAACATCGGCCACCTTGCTCACTCCGAGTTCCTCAAGACCTGGCCCTTCATGGCCAGCAAAACCCTTGACGAGATTTACGCCTTTGGTCGCGAGGCGCACGCAGCCGCTCGCGCTGAAGGGGCCCCGCTTGCGGGGAAGGGCGCGAGCGGCTGCGGGCCCGTCCAAAACCTCCCCGTTGGTAATCACGGGGATAACAACCTATGACACGCCCCAGCCGCTCGTCATTGGTTCTGGACGGTTCCGAAGTTAAATACCGCCTCGAAGCCGAACGCCTGGCTTCCAAGACACCGGTCCACGTCGATTGGGTCCGTTTCACGGTTCTCCGGCGCAACGCCCCCTATGTCCCGGTTGATCTGATCTTTCCCCATCCCGATACCAACATCTGGGACGAGGACTACAGGGCAACGCAGCAGGCCCGCGTCCTGCGCGAGATACCCGACTGCGACTTTGACGCCTCCACCCAGGCCCTCGACCTGGCGCAAACTGTCGCGATAGCCCTAGGCCCTGACTTCGTCGTCAATCCCGAATTCAAGAAGGGCCACGACTTCTACAAATTCCGCTGGTGCATAGAGCGCAATGGCGCCGAATGCGGTTGGGTAGGCTTCCTGTCCTCTGGCGACTCTCCGCGCCAGAAAGCGCAAGCGCAAACCATCCATTGCAACCTGTTCGGGATGGCTTGTACTTTCGCCCAGTACGGCTGGCGCGAGCGCCTCGCCGACATCCTCGAAGAGCGCGAAGCGACCCTCACCAGGTGTGACCTGGCTCTTGACTTCTTCGACGGCTATCCCGGCGGCATCAAGTCGATTCGCGACGACTACAACGAAGGCCGCTGCAATGTCGGCGGCAAGCTGCTCAAGGTCAACTTCGTGGGCGACTGGTCCGAACACTCCCACGGCGGACGCTCCATCTACTTCGGCTCCAAGGAAGCGGGCAAGGAAACCAACGCCTACGAAAAAGGCGACCAGCTGTTCGGCGTAGACGCCGGCAGCCCATGGCTGCGCCTGGAGCTGCGCTACGGCAACAAGTTGCGCGTGCTGCCGGTGGACATGCTGCGCCGGCCGGCCGACTTCTTCGCGGGGGCCTCGGACTGGCACGCCGCAGCGCTGGCCCAGGCTGATGCCGCCGCCATCCCGCAAAAGGTCACCGCCCAAGCGCGCCTGCCCATGGAAACAGTCGAAGCCGAATGCGTTCGCAACATCCGCTGGACGCTGCAGACCGCCGCACCGTCCCTCGCGGCCGCCTTCAAGTTCCTCGGCAATGAGGAGTTTCTGGCCTTCGTCTGTCACCAGAAGCTGCCAGGCCGCCTTCAAAAATTCATGCCCGCTGAGCTGGGCCGTTCATTCGCGGCGGCATTCGGTCGCCTTTCACAGCCAGAAGGCGCCCCGGCCTTCGCGATGGCTTAACAAAAGGGGAGAGGAGTTAGTTCAACCATGAAAATGAAAAGCCAAGCCATTTGCACTGGCATCAAAGAGTCGTCAGGCACCTTCGAGGAAACCAAGAAGGCCTTCAGCTCCACCACCTTCCACCTGATTGTGGACGTCGCGGAAAACTCCGCAGGCCGTTCCATCGGCTCCGTCTCGCGCCCCTTCAAGTTCGGCGATGCGACCGAGTTCGAAAAATGGGCGCACCTGGGCAAGTCCTGGCCGGTGTCGGGCCTGCTCTGCGACTGCGAATTCGACGTGGTGGCCGGCGCCGACAACGCCTCCAAGCTCACCCTGGTGGGCATCAAGCCTGCGCCACAACAGCAAGCCAGAGCGGCGGCCTAACCATGCGCCTCCTCATCCAGTCCAAAACGACCGGGAAGTTCCTCTGTCCTGCACTGGATGGGGGCCAGCCCGTGTGGGTCGCATCGCTGCGCGAAGCCGGCGGCGGTGTCGTCTCCGACCTCGAAACGGTCAACCAGTTGGTGGAGGACAACTGCGACTTTGAAGACATGCCGCAACTCATCGACTTGGATCGCCTCGGCACGGAACGCGACTACAGCAAGAGCACATGAAATACCCGAATCCATCGTTTCGCATGCGAAACCAAATCCGCACCCACAACCGTTTCAGCGCGGCCTGGGTCTACATCCACCAGGCGTTCATCACCTGCGGCGAGGTCCTGCGCCTTGGCATGCGTGACGCCAGGGCAACTTTGCGCCACCGCGCCAAACCCTAGGAGAACGCCATGGCCTGGTATAGCTGTTCCGCCTGTGGTCATGACGCCCACTTCGTGGATTTCAAGGTTGATCCGGAATCGGACGCCGACGAGCCGGACTTGGAATGCCCGGAGTGCGGCTCCGACAAGGTCTCGGAGGACTGATGCAGTTCCTGATTTGCACCGTAGACGCAACGCCGTGCCCACCCGAGGCGCTGTCCTACCTCTCCATGACGGAAGCCATCAATCCGGCGACCCTGGGCATCACGCCGGAGTCTGTCCTCGCGGTTTATGGCTGGGGATTCGGTGCAGTCGTGTTCTTTTGGTTCTTGGGCTATGTCACGGGGGTAGCAGTAGACGCCATCAAAAAAGCTTGAGCTGGTTTTGACTCCAGCCTGTAGGACCGCATCGTTGTGAAGCGCCCGGTCCTATGGGGTGTAGTTCCGAATTCATCGGACCACCTTTCAAAAGGAAAGCTCAAATGAAACTGTTCAAACAAGCACGCAAGTACGGCGCCAAACTCGTGGTCGGCGGCACCGCCGCTTTTGCCTCGGCCCTGGCCCTGGCGCAAACCGCACCGAGCCAGACCGTGTGGGAGCAAATCTTCGCCGCCATCGGCATTGAAGGCATTGCCGTCGCCGTCGTCACGCTGATGGTGGGCGTCATCGGCATCGCGATGGCCTTCAAGGGCGGCGATCTGGGTAAACGCGCAGTCCGCAAGGTCTAAAGACCATGCTGATCGGTGCCCTCATCACGCTTTTCTATGGCCTCGTCGCCCTGATCGGCGCGTTGAGTGGCATCGGTCTTTGCATCGCCTTAGGCAGAGCCCGATGAAACCCCTACACATCTTCTTCCTGGCTGGGGCCATGCTCCTGACCTCCTATACGACCGCTGCGCCCGTAGCGGCCCCCAGTGCCCTGGGTCCCCTGGTGGAGGAACACACCGCCGCAGGCAGGCAGACCGTCAACATTGGCGGGATCGACTTCGACAACAAAGGGCGCCCCCTGGATTCTCGGGGCGTCCCAACCATTGAAACTGACGGTAGCGCTTCCGCGAAAACCACCGGGACCGGCAACCTCAAGAACCCCTCGGGGAATCCGGTTCCCGTCACGGCGACCGGACGCATACCGCCAGCCGCTGCCGCCGCCGCGATTGGGCGCTTTCTCGGAAAGATCGTTTATCCCGTCACGGTCGCCATGGCGCTGTATCAGCTCGCGAAAGAGTTGGGCTTTGTTATTACCAACAACCCTGACGGCACCGTGAAGATTGAAAAAGTGAATGCCGACGTGTGCAGCGTTGCGCCGTGCTACAGCTACTCGATTTCCGGCATTTGGCATCCCACGGCCTTGAAGGCGTGTGAAGCTCAGGCTGCGCTTGGGAAAGCTGCCAATCCGCAGTTCAATTTTGTGAACCCGCGCACGAATAGCGACATTACAAATCTGGTCTGCTATATCGACATTTATTACACCAACGGCACGCCCTACATCATGGGTGCCGTCAACGGCATTTCCACAAAACCGATTCCTGCCCAGCCCGTGGCCTACCTGCCATCGTCGCAGCAAGAATTCGTGGATGCTGTTGCCTCAAAAAGTGGTTGGCCGCCGACCTCCGCGCTGTCGCAGACCCTGGAAGACGCCGCCAGAACTACCGGCGAGAAGATCAAGCCGCAGAACCTCACGCTGAGCGGACCCGCGACATCCCCAGGCACCAGCAGGGAAACCCAAAAACCGGACGGCAGCACCGAAACCAGCACCACCACCCATAACCACACCTACAACGGCAACAACGTCACCACGACGAACACCACCATCGTCACGAACTACAACCCGACCACCAACATCACCACCACGGAGACCACCACCCAGACGCCGCCCAAGGAGGATGAGGAGCCGGAATACGAGGCCACCGATACCCCGCTGCCGGATCAGCCCAAGCTCTATACCCCAAAGTACCCGGGCGGCCCTGCCAAGGTCTGGGCGGATCGCAAAGGGGACTTCATGTCCTCGCCGCTGCTGCAGCTCACGACCGCGTTGTCGCCCAATATACCCGCCGCCGGCTGTCCTCAGTTCAGCGTCAATCTGAACCTGGTTGTGGTCAATTTCGGCACCTACAACGTAGGGCCGCCTTGCTATGTCTGGGACTTCTGCAAGGTGGTCATTCTTGTGAGCGCGCTGTTCCTGGCCCGTGCACTGATCTTCGGAGGCTGACATGGGTGAACTCTTCACGATGCTGTTCAAGAAGATCGCCGACCTGCTCAAGTGGTTCGCCGATCTCTTCATTGCCTGCTTTGTGGCCATCTGGGACCTGCTCAAGGATCTCTTTTGTTGGATGCTCGATGAAGGCCTGAAAGTGGCCGTCAGCGCAATCAACGGCTTGGACGTGTCCGGCGTTACCAATAACCTGAGCGCGTTTGGTCAGATTCCGGGGACCGTGCTGCAGGTCATGGGGGCCCTGGGCGTGGGCCAGGCCTTGGGCATCATCAGCGTGGCGCTGGGGATTCGCTTCCTGCTGCAGCTGATCCCGTTTGTGAGGCTGGGATCATGATCAACGGCCTGGAAGGCATCCCGGGCTCGGGTAAGAGCTACGAGGCCGCTGTGTACCACGTGCTGCCGGCGCTGCAGGCCGGCCGCCTGGTCATCACGAACCTGCCGCTGGTCGTGGAGATGTTCGCGGCCATCAACCCGGATTACCGCAAGCTGCTGGAATTGCGTCGCAGGACCCAGCCCATACGCGGCACCTGGGACGCGAACCGGGTGGACGACCAGGGCAACGGCAGCGCGTTTGAACTGTTCGAAGATGGCCGGACGGAAAAACCAGATGTGAAGGTTCCTCTGTTCGGCCATGTTTGGGACTATTGGTCCGAGTGGAAGCATCCCAAGACGGGGCAGGGGCCCTTATTCATCATTGACGAGTGCCATGTCGGCATGCCCAAGCTCGGCACCGACAGCCAGGTCATTGAGTGGTACAAGCTGCACCGGCATTTCAATGCCGATGTGCTGCTTGGTACGCAGAACTTCCGGGACATGAATTCATCCGTCGCCGGGCTGCTGGCGATCCTGATCAAGGTCCGCAAGGCGGACATCCTGGGGCGTTCGGGGAGCTACATCCGCAAGGTGCACGCCGGCTACCGGGGCGCTGTGATCGCGACGGAGGAGAGGGAGTACCAATCCCAGTACTTCAGCCTCTACAAGAGCCATACCCAGGGCAATAGCGTTGTTGAGGCCGCCGCCCAGGACGTTGCTCCATTCATCGTGAAATTCAAGCGCTACACGCGCCTGGTGCTGTTCCTGGCACTTGTCGGCCTGGTGTATGTGGGATGGAGGGGTTACCAGGCTTACAAGGCTCCCAAGGTCCAGACGGTCAAGACCGTCTCGGTGGGGCCGCCGCCTGGCTATGTGCCGCCCAAGTCGTTACCGGCTGTTGAAACCGCTCCCGCTACAGCCGCGGCTGGTTTGACCCAGATCGGCAAGCAGGTGAGCGACCAGCCGGTCGGGATCAATGAGTTTCCGGAGCCCTACGGGCTCAAGGGCCTGCATGTAATGGGGCAGATCACGATGAAGGGTAAAACTATTTATGTTTTGGCCGTTAGTCAGAGCGGGGCGCAAATCACGACCGTGACCAGCTCGGAGCTGGAGCAGATTGGCTATAAGTGGAAAGCACTCACGGACTGTGCGGCTTCGCTGCAGTGGAAAGATAAGGTGAGGGCGCTGACATGTGATAGTCCGCAGATCACGATGGCGTTGCAGCGGAATACCGCTACTCCAACGCCAGTAAGTCAGACCCTCACAGTTTCCCCATAAGTCGAAAATGTTTCTTGATCGCTGCTATATTCCGCTTCCATGTCAATGGAAGAACGAGATTGGTACAGGGAGAGTTACGCGGAAAAGAATGGCGGTCGCTACGACCGTAGCAGTGGGCGGTACTGGTGGGGTTCTCGAAAAGCTCCACCGGCTGAGCGTGATTTTTCATCGGAATCGCATATGCCGCGTGCTGTGCGGAGACTGCCCACGCCCTGGCATCCAGTGCTCCTGTGGCTCTTCTTCGCCGCAATTTGCCTCGGCGTATTCATCGCCTTCAAATTTATTGCAAAAATTGCCTGAGTCGGTGCGGTCGGTGTGATTTACGGGTACGCACGGGTATCCACCACGGAGCAGGAAACCACTCTACAGCTTGACGCGCTTTATCGCGCAGGGGTCGAGCAGGTCTTGCAGGAAAAACGCAGCTCCGTGGGCACCAGGCCTATCTTGCAGCTCCTACTATCAATGCTCCGCCCTGGTGATGTGGTCAAGGTCTACAAAATCGACCGCTTCGCACGGTCGCTGATTGATCTGCTCTCAATCCTTGAGCGCATTGAAAAATCCGGTGCGTGTTTTCAAAGCCTGACAGAGCCGGTGGACACCTCTACCGGCGCCGGTCGCATGATGATGCACATGCTCGGCGCGTTCGCGGAGTTTGAGCGTGGAATCATTCGAGAGAGGTCTATAGCAGGTCAGAAGGCAGCAATGCAGCGTGGGGTGCACTGTGGCCGCAAGCGCTCCCTTCCAAGCGACGTTGAGGCCGATATCGTCAAGCTGTACAGCATGCCGGGTAACTGGTACACCTTAAATAGCCTGGCGATAGTGTTTGATGTGCATCCGTCTACCGTTAAGCGGGCGGTATATCGGGCTTTGAAGCCAGGGCATTCCAGCTTACGTTAGATGCTTGCTAGAGGCTAGGCGGTGCGCCAGTTGCAAACTCTCTAGTTGCCACTTCCTTGGGGTCCTGATCGCCCTGCGACTGCTGCGCCACGATGGCCCAGCTCGCAACTTGCAGCATGTCGGCATTACCGCCAGCCAGGTCGATGATGGTGTCAGCGAAAATCCTGCGCCAGTCTTCACGTTCGTTGGATTCCATGCTCATTCCTCAAAAAGTTGAGTTGTGTTGGAAGCAACCGGTTCCGCAACAGCTGTTAGTCGATCAGCGGGGTATTGAACTAGGAACTCTCGTGAGCGGTCCGCCGGCGCATCTAGCCATGCCTGGTAGGAGTCTTCATTGAGGATTACAACCATACGCTTGTCCTGGAGTTCGGGCGGTCTTTTGGGATCAGGCCGGTGGAGCTCTTTGAAAATTGGGTGTGAATCGGCATTGATGGTGAGCATGGTGAACGAATTCAGCCACTCCCCGGAGGGGGACTTCCACGGCTGCCACAAGCCGGCGACTCCCAATGATTCACCGTCAGTTCGGCTAATTCGTGTGGGAACAAATCGACCGCTCCGCCAATCGGGTTCATAAATCGCCTCGGCTGGAATAACGCAGTGCCTGGCCTTTGCCCAGGCACTCTTAAAACTTGCCAGCTCATGGACGGTTTCAGCACGGGCGTTATAGGTCCGTACGCCGTATTTCAACTCTTTGGCAAAGCCAGGCAGCATGCCGAAATGGGCCTCAATGACTTCTGTGTCGGGTACGGCTTCATCCCCTGACTCGCGTTCTGGCGGCCGTCTGATGATCGGGGCGGGTTTGGTTGGGTAGATGTGAGAGCCTCCGGGCGGCGGCGTCCAGCTGGGCGGCACCCTGAACCCCATACGTTCCAGCTTTTTCCGGGAATTTTCGGCTTGATAGTGGCTGCACATACTTGAATAGTACTGCTTAAGTACTGTATGCTTATACAGTGTTTTGTACTATTTATCGCATGCGTCAGAAAGGCGTGAAGCTGTCGCCGGAAGCGATCCGAGCGACTGGGAAAGTTGCACGCTTGAGCTACACGCCGCACCCGCTTGGCGAGCCAACTCATTGGACCAAAATTCACGACGTGGTCACTGGAGAGGAAATTGGCTTTCTTGAGGGGGCAAGTATCAAGCTGATTGACGGCGGCATAAAGATCGCAGGGTGGGATGGAGGAGGGAAAGTTCAGCTGTGGTGGTGTGTTCCCTTGACGCCTGAGCAGAACGCTGAGCTTAAGATAACCCTTGCCAGAATTCGTCCAATCCATCCATAAGGACTTTGACGTCGATGGACAGCGTGACGAGCTTGTGCAGGGCGCAAACTCCTAAGGAGCGCGGCGAAGGTCAAATCTGAAAAGATTCGAAGTATGGAGGGGGCTT